CGGTAACCCCGTAGACTCTTTTTCTGAGCACCTAGAAAAGCTAAAATCAGAGCAAGAAGATCACGCATATATAAGCTCTACTGTGTGGCAGCTACTTAAAGGGCAATACGCAGAAGAGTTCTCTGTTGTTGTTGAGGCCTTATCTGACTACGAGCGCTCTGTGATGTTCCTGGCAATACTGGGGTTCTCTGTGCCCACTATATCGGAGCGTAAGGGTATAAGCCAAGTAAGAATTAGACAAACTTTGACCAGCATAAGGTATAATGACGTTTGGTGCAAAATATATGGCGTTAAAGACCAAACTAACAGAAGAAGAAAAGTACAGCCTGTCAGAGGCTGAGATTAAAGTAGCAACTAAATATCTGCGAAAGTTTAAGACGGCTGGAGCTCTTAAGGAAGTTGAGGCGGCTAAGTTATTTGAGCTGTTTCTTCTTGGTGACTCGCTGTCGAAGATCGCTCAGCAGTATCCTCAATACCCTCTTGGGCAGATATGCTTGACGGCAGCGCTGCGCGGTTGGGCCAAAGATAGAGACCGTATGATGCACACCCTGCAAGACAGGGTTAGAGCTAAGGTGGTTAAGTCTGTCCTTGAGCAGGTTGATTTTTTGACGTCTATGCTGGCCGTGAGCAATGCTGAACATCTTGAGTCGATGGTGCGGTACGCTCAAGACCCGCTCAATAATCCCGCGCCCAAACTGCGAATCATGAACATCAAAGAGTACAAGGACGTCGCCGAGACTCTTTACAAGATTGTGGCTGGCGCAACAGGTAACGGGTCTAAGAAAGACTCTTCTCCGATGTTTAATGCCCTCACGCCTATGCCAACTAAGAGCGTGGTAGAAAAGATAGCAGACGAGATACCGTCCATCGCTGACTTCACAGATCAGGAAGTCGCTGGGGCTGAGTGATGGCTCAGCAACCTAAGAAACTAACAATCGAGCAGGAACGCAAGATGTTCCTAACCCCGTGCAAAAACCGTAATGAGGTTAAGGCATGGATCAAGCGGTATCTTGGGCTTGAACTTCCGGATGTTACTGTTTCTAGGTTTGCAGACACTAACCCTCTAGACGTCGTCTACGAGGTTTACGAGATATGTGTACTTCGTAAGAATCCCAACAAGATAAAAGAGCTTCTGTACGTTGCTGGTCGAGGTAGCGGAAAAACACTGGGTATGGCTATCGCTGAGCTTATGGTGCTTCTTCATGACAAGCGCGATGTAGTGCATGTCGGCGCCATACAGAATCAAGCGGATCGCTGTTACGCCTATCAGAAGAACTTCTTGTACAGTTCGCGCCTCAAGCACATCGTGTCTCCTGCTGATCTTCCAGAGGAGCAAAGAATTCTAGAAAAGGCAAACATGTCTCACTCGGTGTTCAACATCGGATCAGACAAGGCCTCAATCGAAGTTCTTCCTTGTACTCTAAAAGCGGTTAACGGCCCTCACGTTCCGCTTGTAGTCGTGGATGAGATCGATACTGTCTCCGGTGAAGGTCTTAAGGCCTTCAAGGATATTGCGGGCATGCTTGACTCTAAGGGCGGCAAACCGCAGCTTAGGGTCGGTATCTCCACTAGAAAATCTCGATATGGCTTGATGAACAAGCAGATCGAGAGCATGGAGGCGTCCGCGGATAAGTCTCGCGTTGTGCGCCGTTGGACCGCCTTCGAGTTCTCTGAGCGTTGCCCCGACTCAAGATCTGGCACTAAACCCATAGAGCTGTGGGTGAATCAGGAGCGCATGGAGGTTCTCCAGGAAGAGGATTTCCTTAAGAAAGACAAGGGCAAACAGAAAGAGTATATCAAGCATGATGCTCTAGATGGGTGCGCTCACTGTCCGCTGTTCGCTATCTGTTTAACTGATGCCAAAAAACAAACATCTAGTTCTCCTATGCTAAAGTCTCTGGAGGACATAGTGCAGAAGGTGATGTCTGAAGGCGCAGACTGGGCATTGGCTCAGCTGATGAATCTTAAGCCTTCTGTGGAAGGAATTATCTATCGCGAGTTTGACGAGAAAACACATGTCAAGGACTGGAATCAAATGTGGCTCATCCTTACAGGTAAGGAGTATCCTGGTGAGTGTACTCACGACATGTTTGTTCGCAAGTGCCATGAGCTTCAAATTCCTTGCTATGCCGGTATTGACTGGGGGTTTAGCGCGCCCAATACCGTGGTTTACTTTTTCGTAGATAAGCGCGACAACATATACATAGTCAGATGCGACGGCATGACCTACATCAGCGAACCTACCTGGATTCATTACCTGAAAACCAAGTACAACGCAATATATCGCTGTCAACTTTACGTCCCTGATGCTGCCAACCAGGGTGCCATACTGGAGATGCAAAAAGCCGGTCTTCCAGTGGCCAATCAGGCTGACAAGGGGCAGATAAATACCGGCGTTCAGACTATTAAGAAGTTTCTAAGATTTCCTGGCAACAACATGCCGAAGATGTTCTTCGCTAAAGAGACCACTCAGCATATAGTCAACGAATTTGGTCTATATCACTATAAGGTTGATGCTGCCGGCTTAACTACAGACACACCGGACACAGAGTACGATCACTGGCTAGATGCGCTTAGATATGCGGTTACCTTGCTTTTCGGCAAACAGGCTATAGTTTTAGGGGAAGCGTTGGATTTTGATACTTCTTTTAAGCTACAAGATACGATGGGCAACTATAATAGAGCGCCAGATGCGATAGAATTTGCAGCTTCTAGGGGTTTAAGGTTTAATAGTAACGAGGAAGATAGGTCAAAATTAGGTAAGATAGGTACGTCTAGAGAACTAGAAGAGAATCTGGGGGAAGAAGGCGCTTCCGGCGGCGGTATGCTCTGGACCTTTGACTGAAATTTCAATTTGGGGCATAAGTGCCCTATAAGGTAGAATATAAGCATGGCTTGGTACGACGATTGGCTCAAAAACAGAATAAAAACCAACATCGATGATCTTCTAAAGGCCGACGGCGTATCCACTCCAGCCCCTGGAATAGTGGCAAACGGCGATAAGGTGCCAGATGTACCAGAAGATGGGCATGAAGCCGAGAAGTTGATAGGCCGAAAGGCTGTAATAGACGATCCCTATTTTGATAATCTTGGACAGCAAGTCAATTATAAGCACAAGATGTCTCGTCTGTCGAACAGAACCCTTAAAGAGGTATCTCTGCGCGATTGGCTCGTGTCGTCTATTATTCAAGCTCGCGTAGATACATTGGTTAATTTTTCTAGACCGCAGCATCGTAAGTTTGAAGAAGGTTTCAGGATAATAAAGAAAAATGACAAAGATCCGTACACCGAAGATGATCTTAGAGAGATATCTGAGTTGGAAGATTTTATCTACCATTGCGGACGTAGAGAGGGAACGCCTCACTCTGATCGCATGCTGTTTGGCGAGTTCCTTAAACTGGTAGCACGCGATTCTCTCACCTTTGGTCACGTGGCTGTAGAAAAAATTAAGACCAGAGCGGGCGGACTGCACAGATTTCGTCCTTTGCCTGCAGAATCTGTTTATCTCATAAACAAGAAGCTATCTAAAGAACAACTTAATCAGGAAGTCCTTTCGCAACGTCAAGGCTTCAAGCCAGGGAATAACGATCCTTCTAAAGATTATCAGATTAACCAAGTGCCTATTGAGTACTACAAGTATGTTCAGGTCTCTTACGACAATAGGCCGCTTGCTAATTTTGGCGATGAAGATCTTATTTTTAAACTATTAAATCCCCAGAACTTTGCTGATTCAAACGGTTATTGCTATTCGCCTGTAGAGATGGCAGTGATCAACATTACTAACCATCTCAATGTAGAGAACTACAATGCGAATTTTTTTACTCATGGTTATGCTTCTCGCGGCATTCTCCATCTCAAAGGTACTGTAACTCAAGCGCAGTTGATGAACTTCCGCAGGCAATTTTACAACACTATCAGCGGTCAACAGCACGCATGGAGAACTCCGATAGTGGCTGGACTTGAAGAGGTTCAGTGGGTACCGATGTCCGCTAGCGCTAAAGAGATGGAGTACATAAACTTCAATAACCATCTCATGCGTATCATCTGCGCTCAGTTTCAGATTGACCCGATGGAGCTCGGTCTCGATTATCTTATATCTGGTACCGGTCGTGCTCCGATGCAGCAGGCCAGTAACGAATATAAGATTAACTTCTCTCGCGAGCGCGGTTTGCATCCGCTCATGTTGTTCGTCGAAGACATGATGAACAGCGACTTGCTTCCTTCGATAGATATAGAAATTTCTAAAAAATATAAGTTCGTGTTCACCGGATATACTGACGCGACTCCGCAAACTGAGATTGCTCAGATGCAAGCAGAGATGACCGTCTGGAAATCCATGAACGATCTTTTAGTGCAAGCTCAAAAAGACGCCATTGACTCTCCTGCGGCTAATTTGCCAATGAATCAGGCATTCTGGGCGTTGGTAGAGAAGAACTATACTCGCGGCGAGATAAGAGAATACTTCTTCAAGGATAAGGGTGCGTCTAAGCGCAAAGAACTGCAATATATCCCAGGTGATCCTGCGTTCATGGGTTGGCAGCAACTCATCCTTAGCATGGAACAAGCTAAAGAACAAAAGTCACAGATGAAAGAGCAGCAAGAGCAACAGCAGCAGATGATGCAAGCTCAAGCCGAAGCTCAGCAGCAGCAAGCTGAAATGGAAAATAGGCATAAAGAAGCTGAGCACGATAGAGAAGAAGAAAAGCACGAGATGGAGATGAAGCAGATGCACGCTGAGGCAGCAGGAAATGCTGTTAGAGCCGGAGGCACAGGTCATAATCCTCTTACGGAAGCTGCTAAACAGTTCGGGGCTTCTAAGGCGCCAGTTATTGCCGGAACTCCGGTTAAAAATCCATTAAACTATATACCTGATTGACAAAGCTGTACTACAACAACAAAAGTCAAGCGCTTTATTCTAGAGAGCAGTTTAGAGCTTTTGTCAAGTTGTGCGTCTTACTCCATAGACTCGAGCTAATATCCTACAAAACTGCTAAGGAATTTGTTTCTTGTTTTCAGATATTTTTTGTATAATGAATTCATGATCAAATTCCAAAAGGAGTGCTCATGGCTTTAGTCTGTATCGGCGGCCTTGATCGCACCGGCAAAACATCAGTGGCAGAGCTGTATCGCTCAAAGGGGTTTACGGTTGTTCATCTGTCGGCCCCAGATAAGAAATACTTCGATCCGTCGTACCGCGGTCCGTCTTATTTCGAAGATTACATCGACATGTTGATGTCCTTCGGTTCTAAGGACGTAGTAATGGACAGATTCTGGGATGGAGAACTCATTTGGCCCCAGGTTTATGGAAGAACTCCTATGCTATCAGAGCAAGAGATCGATCAGATCAGAGAGATAGAAATGGGCATGGGCGCTTCATACATTCTGATGCACGACCCTGATTACGAGAATCACTGGAAAAGATGTGTAGAGAATAACGAACCATTGACCAAACCTCAGTTCGTTAAGGCCAGAAGTCTTTATTACTCTATTGCTGAAAAATATAATTTCACCAAGGCAACTATCAGAAATTTCTTTCCGAACATGGAAGACGATAAAACCAAAAATGAGGCAGAAAAATCTATGTCGCATGAGTTAGTGGCTGCTAATCCAGTCAATCACGTTCCAGTTGAGCTCCAGAAGTTAGAGTTGGCTAACGCCATAAACGATGTTTTGTCAAAGCGCGTAATAAAAGCTAAGGGAGATATTTACGACTCTCTGGAATCTGATGTGCGCGATTTTTTGCTGGGTAAGTTGGGTAACATATTCGGTGAAGACAAAGGTTCGTCTTTTACAAAAGACGAAGTAAAGATGCTTAAACTTTTATGCAAAAGATTTGAAGTAAAGGAGAACAAGAAATGAACGGATTTAGGCAGCAACCACAGGAATCTAAGAAAGAAAAGATCAAGAGCCTCGAAATAGAGGTTCAAAACGCGCAGGCCGCTACTCGAGTAGCTCAAGTTCTTGTGCGTCAACTTATTGACACTACCGCCAAGAACACAGATCAGATCAGGAATCTTGTTCAGATAGTTAACGAGCTTCAGTATAAGGTGCTTGCTTTTCAGCGCCTACTGAACATTGATCTTAAGGATGCTGCTTCTATCGCAGACGAGCTTAGGGTCAAGGATTTTAACGAGGCGTCTGACAATGAGGACAAGCAGAAGAACTACGATCTTGCTAGCACAGTAGAGCAGGATAGCATTGTTATAATCACTTCCACAACCCCTAACGCAGAAAAAGACGCAGGTATTTTTCGCTCTAAGTTTAAGCTGGCAGACTGCGGGCTTCCTTCGCTTATCGATGCTCTTACGGGAAAAGCAGTTGGCGATATAGTTGAGGTTGAGCTTAACGGCGTAATGCATCAAGTTGTACTGCTGGGTATCAGAAAGCCAGTTGAAGTTAAGGAGCAAGACGCTAGTCCTGTGCTTCAGTAAGTGTCCTTGAGGGACGAAATGGGGATCACTATGAGACTGTTCTTAAAAATAGGAATCTTGGTATCATAGTAATCATGAGGGGGAGAGTGTGCGCAGTGTTGAATTTTCTGTCTTCGATACTTGCGCACACTCTTCCCGCCAAGGACGGGCATGAGTACTGATGACGACACAAAACAGCTGCCCTTAATACCCATGGACGCAAGATGTCCACGCGGTCTTACCCATCTGCCGGACTCGTTTTGCCCTTTGGCCGTTATGCGTTTAAAAGCAATAAGAAACGCGGGTAGAGAATTATCAGAAGAAGAAGAAAACAGCTTAAACGGTTGCCCTTGGGCTGTTAACCATCAACTTGCCCACTACTGTTTTTTCAGCTACATGCATGAGTACGCTGGCGATAAGCCGCCCTCTGACATCGAGATAGCTTCGTTGAACTGCATATCTGTAGATACCGTTAAGAAGATAGAAAAAAGCGCAATAGCCAAAATGAAGGCATCTAAAGATTTTACTGAGATGCGCGAGGCTTACAAAGACGAAGCGATTGTGCCTGACTCAAATATAGACGATTATTCCGTCATAAAGTAATCAAGGATCGTACGCGTGTCCTTCGTGGATCCTAGTTTTAATTTCTTTAGGAAAACTGCTGTATTCCTCGTCTGTCAATTTAGAGCCTGCCGGTTTTTTATTAAAAGTACCGTGAGTTTCATGGAGAAGATCTTTATGTTCTCTCGGTAAAGACATGTATCGTTCGTGCGAGACCGAAGATCCTTTAGGCGGCATTTCAAGATAATTTTTAGGTGCGTGGTTTGTTTCGTCGGTTTCTATTTTTACCTTAGACTCAGGCGCTTTTGGCTCAGCAACGTAAGATGGAATTTGAGCGGGTGCTTGTATTTGCTGCGGTTCAGAGTGAAAGGTCGTATACTTTTGGCCTTCTGGCGTAACATGCTCTTTCACGTAGCTTTGTGCGTCGTACGCCGATTCACCTAATTTTGCTGCACGAATCTGTGCGGCGCGCTTAGCATTTTCTGCTGCCATATCACTGACATTACCTAGGTTGTAATTTTCCGCGAGTCTTTGCGCTCTTCTGTCTATGCTGCTGGGTATATCTTGTTTAACCTGTTTGGTTTCTTGCGCAATGTTTCTTATTCTATTAGGGTCACCTTTAATTCTAGTTATAACCTTAGGATTAGAAGTAGAAACTTTAACTTCTTGCGGTGATAGCTGTCTCATTATGTCTGGCAACGCCATGTCTATAGCTGCCTCTCCAAGGCCGTAACCAGCTAGAATTTTTCTGGCCTCATCTTCCCTTTCCTGAGACACAGTTCTCATGTCCGGTCTTGCTGACACGCTCGCTTCTTTACCGCCAAATCCTCTGCGCCCTTTCAGATCCATCAGGCGCATTATGTTTGCGTCTCGGTCTTTACTGTAGCCTCTCATCTCATCGATGGTTCTTTTTGCTTCTTCGTGCATGTGTTTAGGCGGCAAGCCGAATTTAATCCTCATCAGCGCATCATTGTGCTCTTTCATGCCTTCAGGCCTTACGACCATCCTTCCGTCTTGATCTTGCACAACGTGTCTCTGGGCTATATCTCTGTTCATCTCAGCCCATTTTTGTTTCTCTTCTTCGTTGGCCGCCTTTCCTTCGTGAATTCTTTTGGCCTCGCCGTATCTTTTATTTCTTTGCTCTGCGGCGTCAAGCAGCTCTTGCCGCACTTTTCTCTCGTCTATCTCAGGGCCTCGCTCTGCTTTTTCTTTGGCTGACTGTTGAGCCTTAAGCTCTGAGTTTTTGCGCCTGATTTCTTCTCTCTGCTCTGGTGTGTATCTTTCGGATATACGATTAAGGTAATTTTGAATGGCAGAATCGTCAAACTTCGAAGGATCTATCTCGCTGTAATTTTTGCCAGCCTTTTCCAGCAGTTGCCATTGCCCGTTTTTAAGTGCCTTAAGGAGTTCGTTAGCCATAACAAAGATTCTATCATGAGGTTTTGGCTTAATGTTTGTTTGTGGTAAAGTATAGAGTAGTATTATGGCCAAAAAACCTTTAGAAGTGGATATGTGTGCAGGAAGTCAGCTCAGAGATACGCAGGGAGAGATGCTCTCTGTAGAGGGTGCCGACATATCTGAGCTGTTGGCAGGCAACGGAAGACTCAACGATAATCACGGAAAAGGTTTCTACAATAGTATTGGCAAAATCACGGGCGCCAAGAAGATATTTAAGGCAGAAGATTGCGAAGATGATCGCCAAAAATATTACTGGGAAAAGATAAAAGCCCCTTACATCTACGTTAAGGGGATTCTTTATGACGACGAAGAGCACCCTAACGCTAAGGCCGCAGCTGCTATTTTAAGGAACATACATAAGACCGATTGTCCGCTAAAGATTAAGGCCTCTGTAGAAGGCGGCGTGCTTTCTAGAGGCGTAAAAGACTCTTCACTTCTTGCTAGAACCAAGATTCATTCCGTGGCTCTTACGTTTACTCCTGCCAACAATGCTACTCTTGTTGAGCCCACCAATCTAGATAAGTCTAATTTTGACGAGAAGGCAGATATGGTGCTTATAAAGTCTGTTATGCACCTTGCGGAGAAAAATGTTCCGTCTTTTCGACATGTTACGCGAGATGCGTCTGCCACCAAGATAACTAATAATTTAGCTAAAATGACTGAACTTCTCGCTAAGGCTGGAGTAAATGTTGATAATATAAAGTTGCCGTCTAAGGCGTCTATAATCGAAAAGGCACTAGAAAACAAGATAAAAACAAATATAGCTAAGATAAAATCTAGCTTAAAAGATGCACAAAAGCCGCTCAGTAAGGCTCTAATGGCCGGTTATGGTGGAGCTGCAGCGCCGGGCGCTAGAGTTGGCGGAAGTGTCGTACAATCTGAGTCTCTAGACTTCAGCCCGCCTATGAAATACATAGTGTGCGATGATTGCGGAAAATCGCAGGTTTACGCCAAGCATCAGGTGAAATGTCGCCACTGCAATAAGAGCTTTAGCCTAGAAAAGCTGTTTCGCACCTTAAAGCGCCCCTAAATTACTGTTAAGTTTAACCAGAAGTGCCTGATATACTGGTACAGTACTAAAAATGAGTTTAGTAAAACTCTTTTAATAAAGCAAGGAGATTATAAAATGGCATATACCGATGTTCCAAGTGCAAAGAACCAAATTCTCGATAAGATCGCGCGTGACGCAGGTTACGTTGGTCTTACCGTATCCAGCCGCTCGTTGCAGGCTAACGGCGCTAACGCTGTCGTTATCAGCAACAGCTCTAACAATATCACCATAAGTTACAGACTTACTGCAAACGATGGTTCCCCTGAAATTCAGGCTCCCATGGGCGGTATCGATGCTTCTGCATCTCCGTTCCTCGGCGCAGGGCTTCTTGCTCCAGGGATGTTGACCATGACTTCTGCTATCGCTACCGCGGGCACTATTGCTGACGTTATCGACGGCGCAATTGCGGCTCAAGTTCTTCAGCTTATCTCTGGTTACGCTAACGATATTAGACTGTCTAACAGCACCGGCACTTTTGTTGCAGTTCTTCGCGGAACCGTTGGCCTGGTAAACATGGGGCAATAATATCGATCAACAGAAAATCTAGGAGATTTTATGAACGAAGAACTAACTAAAAGTCTCACTCAGCTGATTGATGAGACTCTTCAAGAGCTCGAAGAGCTCAAAAAGTCTCGTTTTGAAGCTCAGGAGATCAAACTCCAAGGCAAAGATGACGGCATTGACGGTCACGAAGCCAATGGCGACATCGAAAAAGACGAAGACGAAAAAGACGAAGACGAAAAAGACGAAGACCACGACGAAGATCATGAAGAAGAGGCAATGAAGGGCGAAAACGAAAAAGCTCTTAAGGCTGAAGACGAAGATCACGAAGAAGACGAAGAACAGGAAGAAGAAGAGGCTGAAAAAGCTGATGAAGATCCTGCTGACGCGCCTGAAGTTGGTCGTAAACTCAAGGGAATTCTTGGAAACAAGAAGATGTCCAAATATGAGCATGCTCATAAGGCTGAAAAAGAGCCTCATAAAGAAGACCCTGAGCATGAGAAAAAAGAGAAGAAACTTGCTCGCAAGTTGCTCGATATGCACAAGAAAGAAGGCCACAAGTCTCCTGAGCAGGTCGAGAAGGACATGGAGCATCTTGAGATGAAGGGCATGAAGAAATCTATCATGGCTGAATCATCCGAGCTCATGAAAGGTCTTATCGACGAGAGAGTTAAACCTCTCGAAGATAAGCTCTCTGTTATTCTCACTCTTGTCAACCAGATCGCTGAACAGCCGGTGAGTCCGCGCGGTGTAACCGCTCGCACTGCTCCTCTGCTCAAGTCTGTTGATGAGGGGGAATATGAGACTCTTACTAAGTCTCAGGTTGCTTCTAAGTTGTTTGAGCTTAAGAAATCTGGATCCCCTGTTGACAGCTTGGATGTTGCCAAGGCTGAGATGGGACAAGATCTTGGTGTAATCGTCAAGAAATATAAACTGTCATAATTCAAAGGAGAAAACAAGATGAATGACGCGTTGAATAGTATATTGGGAGGCCTTGAGCAAGGCATCGTGTCCGCACAGGACGTTGATGCGTTGAACAAAGCCATTTCGGCTGGCTACGGCGGAGCTGGCAAACCTACAGACCTCACTTATGGTGGTGTTCTGCAAGCTGAATCTCTCGAGGCTACCCTTAAGAGTGTTACCTTCGATATGAAGAACCTCAAGATGTGGCCAGCGATTTCTGTTGATAAGGCGTATAACCTTTTCGAACAGTACAATCGTTTGATCGGGTACGGCTCTGACAGTGCTCCGTACATCGGCGAAGGCGGCGCTCCTCAAGAGGAAGATTCGACCTACGTACGTGACGGGCAGAAGATCGTGTTCTTCGGAACTCGTCGTCGAGTGTCTCACCAGATGACTCTGGTGCGCACTACTGTCGGTGACATCGTTGCTCAGCAAGCAAAAGAAGGAACTATGCACCTTCTTAAGAACGTTGAGCGCGAGATGTACTGGGGACATTCTAACTTCATGAATCAGTCTACTGGTGCTATCACTGGAAACGACGGAGATCTTCCTTCTAACTCTATCGCTATGAGCGGATTGCTTAAGCAACTCGTTAAAGGCGATCTGGATGTTCTCATGCAGTCTGGTGACTTCCAAGGCTTCGGAGCTAACGTTTCTATCGTTCAGGACATGGCTGGTGCAGTTCTTGCTCAGGACGATATCGAAGCCGGCGCCGTTGTCGCTCTTCAGAACTTCGGTTCTCCGAACGAACTTCACATCGAACCAGCTTGTCTGTCTTCGTTCGTGAAGCAGTTCTACCCGCAGTTCCGTTCTGCTCCTGGTCTCTCTAACCAGACCGTCGGTTACGATGTGTCTAAGGTTACGACCACTGCAGGAACCATCGATTTCAAGCCGAACCTCTTCTTGCGTCCGCGCTTGAATGCCCGTGCGTCTGCTGTTAACGCCGCTTGTCCTGCTGCAACCTTCACTGTGTCTGCTGCTGGTTCAGGTTCTGGCTCTTCTTACGCAGCTGGTAACTACCAGGTGAAAGTTACTGCCGTGAACGATGCAGGTGAATCTGCCCCGGTTTCGGCTGTTGCTTCTGGTGTAACCCTTGGTCAGAACATTGTTGTGACTCTCGGTTCTATCCCTGCTGGCGTTAAGTACTTCCGCTTGTATCTCTCTGCTCCAGGCGGTGCTGCTGGAACTGAAGCATTCGCGGGTAACTGGGCGAACGCTGGTGCAGGTAACTACACCTCTTCTGGAAGCAAGTACGCAGGTCTCGGCGAAGCATATCTCCTCGATATGTCTGCTGAGTGCCTGAAGTTCAAGCAACTTGCTCCTCTCAGCAAGATCAACTTCGCTATCGTGACCACCGCGCTTGAATTCGCGATCGTGCTGTACGGAGCTCTCTTCGTATACACCCCGCGCTTCAATTTCGTGTTCAAGAACCTTGGCAAGTAATACTCGCTAGGTTAATAAAGATTGGGGCTAGATACTATGTGTCTAGCCCCCTTTTTTTTATGACTTAAAAACAAAAGGAGATTTATGTCTAACAACGTTGACTGGTCTGGATGGATTCTTGAGAAAAATGCCGCTCATGCACAAGAAGAGCTTAAAAAGGGTGACTGGTGCAAGAAAGAAGAGCAGATAGAGAAAAAAGAAGAGCACAAGAAGGACATGTGCCCTAAGTGCAAGAAAGAGCCTTGCAAGTGTTTGAAAAAGGCAAAAGACATGTCTGGCGACGAGATCGACAACGACATGATGATGTCTGAGCTTGAATCGCTTGTTCATCATGTCGAAGAGATTCGCGAGCACATGGGAAAAGGTCTTGCCCCTGATTGGGTTAAGGCTAAGATCTCTCGTGCGGCGAGCATAATGTCTGATATTGCGCACTATATTCAGGGACTCAAAGAGCGCAAATAGCTCTTAATAAACTTTTTTATCTTAATAAAGAGGCCGGGAGCGATGTTCCCGGCCTTTATATTTAGTATAATCCTCTCATGGGGAACATCGCTGGGGTGCGACGAGGGGAACATGGCGAATAAAAACGCTAAGACCGCTGACAAGAGAAGGGAAATAGTTCGTAAGTTTGCCAACTTAAATAAGAAACTTCTTCGGCGTCCTACCGAGCAGGAGATGCTGGACGCTGGTTATGCTAGAAGTATGATCAGGCACTACTTTCCTACAGTAGGAAGACTTGAGGCTGAGGCCAGAGACCAGTATCCCGATTGCTTTTTCGATGTTGGTATATCTGAAATAATAAACCAAGATGTTGTTAGCGTCCTCAGAGATAAGATTAAAGCGCATAAGCGCTTCGTTATAACATCGGCAGTTACAGGCTGCCAGGTCGATCAAAAATTCTATAAAAGCATAAAAACTTATTGTGCCGCCAATGACGCCATTTTACTGGTGCTCATCGCTTCAGATCCCGCACAAACAAAGACGAACAAAAAAGGAGATCACGGGACTGTGGACTCGACTCTTGTAGACGAGTGCATAGTCTTTGAAGACACCGATCTCAATTCAAACCTGTTCCTAAGTACCATCAAGTTGAGCGCTAAGCACATCGATCCCACCACCGGGCTAGACCGCATCGGCCAACGTGACGGCAGCTTTATATTTGCTTCCCCTAAGCAGCGCTTGCAGATGGTAGCAACCTCAAATATAAAGCTGCCTCATGCCTTAATGACAACAGGCGCGATAACGCTGCCGAACTACAAGACTGACTCCTATATGAGCGAACGTACGGCTTATATCGCCGATCACGACCACGTTATGGGCGCCATAATAGTTGAGATACAGGACGATTCTGTCTATCATTACAGACAAGTACAAGCATCAAGGAAAGATGGATCGTTTCATGATCTAGGGCGCAAATACGGACCTCAGGGCGTGTCAGAGGATCTTCCCGTTGCGTTGGTATTGGGGGATTGGCATTCGGGAGAGACAGATCCCGTTGTCGTTAAGTGCACTGAAGAGATGATCTCTGAACTGAAACCTCGTACTCTTGTGCTGCATGATGCCTTTAACGGGCTGTCTATAAACCACCACGAGGATCATAATCTGGTGGCGCAGGCTATAAGATACAAAAACTCTCAACTTCTCCTGAAAGATGAGATACAGAAGTTCGCAGAAGATCTAGAGTGGCTATCTAGCAAGGTTAAAGAGCTGGTTATAGTTAAATCGAACCATGACGAGTTTTTGAGCAAACATTATCTTGCTGAAGCCAAATACGTCAAGGATCCGCACAATCACTACTATTGTCTAGAACTAGCTAAGGCCATGATAGAGGGACATGATCCGCTCAGATATGCTGTTTTTAAGATTAACTCCAAGCTGCATAACGTTCTGTGGTTGCAGCGAGATCAAGACTTTAAGATAGCTGGAATACAGTTGGGGTCCCACGGTGATAAAGGCCCTAACGGTAGCAGAG